ATCAGATGAAGCGCATGCCTTTCCATCCAAGGGCGGCGTGAAGCTCATGGTTGGTGTAGATGGCTGGGTAACCATTGCCAATAAGAAGAAAAATTATGACGGCTGGGAGCATGAAGATAACTTTGATGAGAAGGGGAACCTGGTCAGTGTGACCGCCATCATCCGGCGTGCGGATCATTCGTTGCCAACCAAAATCACCGAGTACATGGATGAGTGCAAAGGAACTTCTGAACCCTGGAAAAAATTCCCTAAAAGGATGCTCCGCCACAAGGCATTCAGCCAAGGCGTCCGCATGGCATTCGGGATCAGCAATGCCCTGGATGAGGAAGAGGCCCGTGATATGGGATATGACCCAGTTACCAGGACCATGAAGGATGTCACGCCAGCGGATCCGCTTCAGGTTGCAGCAGCAGAAACCGAGGACCAGGTGAGTATTTCAGAAGCAATTGATTTGGTCACTCCAGCAGAAACCAAGGAGGAGATGAGAGTTTTCGGTGACGGAATCAATTCTACCATAGAGAAAGCAGGAAGAGACATTACTAAGAAACTGGAAGAGGCCAAGGTGAGCAAAATCGTGTCCACCCAAAGTGGCCCTGTCACCCTGGAGGTCGAAGGGTCAAGTCCGATGGAGCTGGCCATCAAGAAGATCAATTCCTATGAAACAGTCCGTAATCTTCAGAGTTATGTCAAAGCCAAGAAAGCACTTGACTGGCCTGGACTTTTCAAACCATCAGAAGTGGATGATCTGGTGAGAATTGCAGATGAGAAAGTTGCAGAGTTGAAGGAGGCATCATGATTACCATCATCACACTGCAAATGATTACCCAGCTGCTTGCTGATGAACCTGATTTCCTTGATGAAGTCAAGTACCACTACCGCAAAGCCTTCATTGAGTGGTTCCCCGAAAACATGCATGTGATCGAAGCCTTTGAACGTTATGCCCTGGAGCTGAAGCATACTGGCAAACGTGAATACTACTCGATCAAGGCCATCCTGGAGCGTCTGCGCTGGGATTCACTGCTGGAAGATTCATCCCTGGAGTACAAACTCAACAACAACCATGCCGCATGTATCGCCAGAATCCTCATGCGCCTGAATCCTGAACTCGATGGGATGTTTCAGCTTCGCAGCATGGTTAAGGACGAGGAAGAAGAAGAATATGAAGTCGCATGAAATCGAGCCGGGCCAAACTAGGTGGCGGAACTCCTCCAGCTGACTCATAGCAGCTAAATTTCCGCCGAGGGAGCATTCTCTTTCATGCCTTAGTAAATGTTATAAGCACCAGCTGCTGCCTATAGCAGCTCAACCATGCTGAATCATGTCCGGCTCTTCTTTTAAATTAGGTGAAGAGGTTCCTGGAACCAGACTCACACCAATCAAATATTCACACCGGGATGATGCAACCTGGTACTGGTTCCGCTGCCGCTGCGGCAACGTGAAACTGCTGCGGAAAGGGAATGTTTTTCATAATAAACAAAGACCGATCAAATCATGTGGATGTCTGAAAAGAGAAGTCAATCAATCTCATGACGGGATTGGATTTAAGAAAGGCCATGTTCCATGGCACGCCGGGAAAAAAGTTGGTGCAGAAAAGATGGGCCGACACGGTGGAGGATGGAACAAAGGAAAGATGAAGGTAACCCATCAGGATGGATCATCTGAATACATATCAATCAAAGCAGAATTACCACCGGATACTGGTGGGCAATCTTTACCTGGAGAGAAACCAAGATGAATGAATATCTAACCCTGACCGAATGCGCGGAACAGACCGGGATCCACATTGATACACTCCGGCGTCATGCAAGAAACGGAAGTCTGATCACAGAAACACGATGGAAATCCAGCTTTGCACCATTCCGGGTGAAGCGTAAGGATCTGGATGAGTGGGTCAGCAAAAGAAGGACCAAGGAATTCCGCTTCGAACTCTACCCTGGACGGCTCCAGCGGCGCGGTAAGGAAGCACCACCAATCACCCAGCAAGAGGTGGATTCTGCAATCACGGAGTATCTTACCAAAGGCGGACAGATCACCCACCTCGATGCAGAGGAAGAGCATGAAAGCACACGCCGGGTTCATATGAATATGACATTCACAGACTTCATAAGAATCGAGGCGGCCCCATGAAAAAACTCAATGATTTCATCCGCAGGATCCTACTCAAGACTCAGGTCCAGGAGGATGAACATATACGGAAAGGATTCTGGAGAACCTACAAATCAGGAAAACGAATCTGGATTGATGCCTTCATTGCAAGCAACCCGGTTCATTGATATGAAAACCATCTGGCAGATCAACCCTGAAGAGGATGAACCGAAACCCTTCAAGGATAAGTATCTGCACCGCGGCTGCATACGCTATGAACCACGGAGGATGCTGACCAAACTGACTAAGGAAGTGGAGAAAAGGAAGAAATGACTGAAAAACAATATGAAGATGTAATGCGGGAGCTGGCCGTAATTAAAGAGAACCTCTGGTCACAGGAAAGCCAGCAGAAGTTAGTTGAAACCTTGATTGAAATGGGGTCGCTGATGGAGCAGCAAACCCAAGTGCTTGAGAAACATGCGGAATTTTTAACCCGTATTGAAAAATATCTGGATGAACCTGAACCTGAACCATTGGTGAGCTGATGAGTGACTGGTTCAAATACTACCGCAGCAGCGCCGAGCATCATCTGAGGTGCAGACCCTTCATCTGGATCTACTGGATTCACTGTCTGGAATCTGCGGCCTGGAAGGAGCATACGGTCTTCTGGAAGGGTGAGGAATTCCTGCTTCAGCGCGGGCATTTCATATCCACCATTGCGAAGGATAAGGGTAGAAATGGCCTGTCACCAAGTCAGATCAGAAACGCCCGGAAGGTGTTAAAAAGATGCCACATGATTGACATACAATCCAGCAGACAAGGAACCTTGATCAAGGTCAACAACTGGAACGATTTCCAGGTGCGAAACGGCGAGGCACCGCAAACGATGCAGCACAAAGATGACACACCTACCGCACACGAACGACACACGAACGACACACGTACCGCAACAACAGAAGAAAGAAAGAAGGTAAAGAAGGAAAGAAAGAAAAGAATAACAACAGACGCGCCTGCATATTCTGATGAGTTTGAATCCTTCTGGAATGAATACCCGAAACGAGAAGATAAGGCTGAAGCATGGGAACTGTTCAAAGAGATTGGCCTCAACGAACAACTGCTCGACTTCGCCAAGAAATATGCTGCTGAATTCAAAGGCACCCGGAAACAGTATGCGAAGAAAGCCAAGTACATGCTCAGAAACCAGGAATGGCTATCCTGGATGAACGAAAACAAACCTGCACCTGCTCCCAACTCCACCAAACGATCCAGAGAACAGGATCAACTTGCAAAGGCCAGAGGATGCACGGATTTCTCTTTCTACCGTGCCATCATTAAGGCATCTCATCCAAACCTTAACCCGGAGATGATCAGCAAAGCCTGGGATCTCTCTCTCCACTACAAAACCATCATTGAAGATCCAAACCATGCAAATCATCAACATCGACCAACTCAAAACTAAAAAGTTCCTCGACTCTGTCGAAGCCTCCCAGTACATGCTCGGCATGTTCAATATCAAACTCAGCCCTACCTCCATCCGTAGACTCTGCCGGACTGAAAAGATCAAATCCATCAAACCAGGGAAGTCACGGGCTATCAAACCAGAATGGTTGGATGCCTATCTGGAAAATGCTGCTTGATCAAAAAAGTTGACAATCCTGCAACCTTGATGATAACTTCGAAACTGTACTCTCGTCCTGCGGCAGGAGTTCCCATCATTCCCTTGATGCCTGCCGCAACCACAAACCAGGCAGGATGCTATGGCTACGATTCAACCAACCTCACAGGAAAAATACACTGCTGAAGATTGGGATGATGTCTTTACCCAAAGCTCTGATCAAAAATACCTGAACGAATACCACGTTCCAAACTGGGTGATGAAAAGCGCCATGAGGTATCACTTTGCACTTCAGGGCAACGATTCCAAACCCTGGGTCAGGAACAGAGACGTCTGGAGGACGAACTACAGCCAAGCAAAAAGAGATTTGTAGCATGGGCAAGAAGTGGATACCCACTGAAGAAACCTACCGAGAAATTGAACGCATGGCTGCACTCGGCCTCAATGAGCAGGATATTGCGCATAACCTGAATGTCTACCCAACTACGCTGAGTGATAAGAAAAAAGACTTTCAGGAAATTGAGGAGGCAATAACTCGCGGGCGCGCCAAAGGAGTTGTGAAGGTCACAGGGCACCTCATGGAGCAGATCGAGGGGGGCAACCACCAAGCCGCCGCGTTCTACCTCAAGAACCGAAGGCCGCAGGAGTGGAATGACATCCAAAGCGTGGCAGCGATCCAGGTCAACCTAGGGAAGCTCACGGATACGCAGCTGCTCGATGAACTGAGGGCTGATCAATCGATCACTCATGCACTGGCAAACGAACTTCC